CATCCCATTTCTCCGTTAAGGGTAGAGCCGTAGCTGATCGAAGCCGCCGAGCGGCGCCAATGGCTGATTGGCGGACACCACGTCACCGGTCTTCCAGGACGCGGCATGGAGAGACCGCTCCGTGGCCGACTGGGAAACACCGAAGGTGACGATGTCGCCGGCAATCCGGGCGAGGCTCAGCCCGACCCGATTGCCGAGATGGTCCTCGAGGTAGTAGAGCCCGACGCCCGGGTCGTAGCCGAGGCTCAGGACGCCCGAGCCTCCGGACCAGACCGCATAGACCTGCGGCTCCTCCAGAAGCTCGTCGAAGCGCAGATCGAACGTCGCCGAAAACTCTGCCGGCACACTGAGAGTCCAGGCCACCTGGGTGGTGTCCCGGACCTGAAGGCCCTGGGCGAAGCGGGAGTCGGCAAAACCGAGCCCGAGCGCCTCCGAAGCGGCGGTCCCCTTGAGGCCAAGCGTATCGCTGTCGAGGGTGAACCCTTCGACGAGGTCGTTCGCAGGCGACTGCTCGAGGGCGATCACGGTCCTGAGTTCGGCCCCGTCGGCATCACCCACCGGCAGCCACGGCACATCTGCCTGCACCGCGTCCCACGCAAACGCCGCGTCGGCCCAGGCCGGCGGGTCGGCCGGAATGGCGACGATGCTGGACGCCAACCAGTTGCGCGCTCGGAAGGTCTTCCCGAGATCGGCCTTGAAGTAGTACGTGCCTTTTGGCGCATTGACGCCGCCGCTGCGCGCCAATGCCAGCAGCCCGTCGGTCACGACCTCCAGCTCATGGCTGACACCGGGCCAGCCGAGCGCCTTGCGGTCGGTTAGCAAAATCACATTGCGGTCCGACAGCGGCGCCAGCCGCGTCGTGGCGAAGGCGGCGGTCTGGCTGTAGAGCCCGGCGGCCGAGACCGCCTTGCACCAGAAGGTCTCGTCGGCGGGCGCCTGAACCGGCCAGAGCGCCACCAGATGATCCCCGGCGGAGCGACCGACGAACCGCCCCTGCCCCCAGCTCCCGCCGGCGCGAATCTCGTATTCGACGCCGGCAATGGGCAGGGATGTCCATGCGAACCGCACGTGCTCGCCCTGGGGCACGGCATCGAAGCCGGCGACGTCGGCCGGCGGCACGACCGAGGCGACGACGCTGACGGCGCTGACACTGCGGAGCCCCAGCTCGTCGACGGCACGGATGTGAAACCGATGATCATCGGCGTCGGCCAGCGCCACGAACAGGGCCGTGCCGCGATGCCGGGTGGTCACCACGGCGCCCACATCCCAGGCTTCGCCTTCCCGGATCTCATAGCCGACCACGTCGAGCTCGCTGACGGGGTCCCAGGAAAGTTGCACGCCGTCGGCCCGGCGCGCCGCCTGGAAGTTCACGACGTCGGAGGGCGGCGTGGTCTTGCCCACCACCACGTGGCCCAAAACCTCGGTCCACTCGGAAGCCAGGCCTTCCCGGCTTACAGCCCGTAAGCGGATGTCGTAAGCGACACCGTCCTCGACCGGCATCACCGCGACCTCACCCGATGCTGACGGCGCTGGCGGCAGAACGCGCCATTGCTCGCCGCTTCCCGCGAGACGGTAATGGGCATGAATGGATTCCGCCGGGTCGTTCAATCCCGCGTTCAGGGCCACGCGGACCAGAATGCGCGACTGCGCGCGGCCGTCCCGCCCGATGACGAGCGCGCTCTCGTCGGAAACCACCTCGTCGACGATGGGCGTCGCGGGCGTTTGTCGCTCGACCAGCGGCGGAAGCGTCATCAGGGAATCGAAATCCGGGATGACACCCGTGTCCGCCTGATGAACCTCCGGCGCCGCGTCGACCAGGGTCAGCGTGGCGCGGAAATCCCCCGAATGGCGGATCGCCTTGACGATCAGGTCTGCGCTCTCACGCTCCGCCTCGCCGAAGAGCGCCAAGTCTCCCGGCTCCGGCGCCGCCACCGCGGGCACGGGCTGGAGAAATGCGAGGGTGTCGGTCTCGCCGGCCTCGGTCATCACGCTGGCGACGCTGCTAACGCCGTCGGCGTGGCGGAAGCGGACGGCATAGGTCTTGCCCACCTCCATGGCGACCATGTCGTCAAGCGTGACCGAAACCGCATCACCGCCCGCATCGAAAGCGACGTCCTTGACCCGCCCCCAGCCGCCGCCCCAGAACGGCACGTCGTGGCTGACCCTGACCAGGTCGCCCGCCGTGCAGACCAGGTGGTCGATGTCGACGGAGATCTCGTAGGTCTCGGGGCGCAGCTTGCCGACGGCCAGATGATAGCGCCCGTGTTTCCAGGCGAGATCGGCGCTGGTGCAGCCGAACAGCTCGAGGGTCTCGAAGCGGCTCGCGTTCGTCTCGCTGTAGCCGTCGGCGTAGACGATGACCTCATCCTGCTGCCAATCGCGATCGGGATTGACGAAGCGGCACTTGAGGCCGTGGGAGATCTGGGTGAAAGCCTTGACGCCCCGGAACCCCATCGTGTTGCGCGGCGTGAAGTGCTGGATCGGCACCGTCTGCGCCACGTCGCGCACGATCGAGAAATTGCCGTCGCGCATGCCGAAGCCGGCCCGGCCGGCGGCGGCGGTGTCGCGCAGCAGCTCGAACACGGTGGTCGGGTAGTCGATGACCGCGTCGAAGGTGAACTCGGGCGTCGCCTCGGCCCAGGTCTTGAAGGCATCGAGATCGAGCCGCCCGTCGGCCACCGGCCGCCTGTTGGCCGCGCCGCGCAGCACATCGAGATAGGCCCAGGCCGGATGGCGGGTTGCCTGTGCGGTCCACTCGGCGCCATCCCACACGGGCAAGAGGGCCTGCGTCACCGCCGAGAACTGATTGACGATGCCGTTCAGCTGGTCGGTCGCCTTGATGCGCATGGCGACAAGACAGCGGCCGGCCGCCTTCACGGGCGCGGTGTGCTGGACGGTTCGGATTGCCGAGACGAAGCTGTCGTCGCGGATGCGGGTCGAGGTGTTGTCCTCGGTCAGACGCGTGAAGCGCAGCTCGTAGCGCCCGCCTGCGGGCGTTACGATGCGCACACCCCGGCGAACCACCTGTTCGGTCGCCGCCGTGTAAGTAGACGTGGCGTGCTCGGTCCATGGGTCTGAGGAACCGGCAAGACGGTACTCGACCTTGATCTCGACGGACCGGTCCTGCCGGTTGCCACTGTCGTCGAAGCGGACCAGCCCGCGGAAGGTGATGTCGGCGATGATCTCGTCGGCGCCGTCGCGGGTCTCCAGGACCTCCGGCCCGCCGTCGCTGGTCACCTTCAGCGAGTACTGATCCTCGCGAATGGTGTCAGTGTAGAGCGTGATCGGCGGGTCACTGTCATAGCCTTGCCGGATCTCGGTCTCGACGCCCTCGAACTGGGCGAGCGGGATGGCGCCGATGCGGAGATCCGAGAGTTCCAGCGGCCCGTAGCCGAAATCGAACAGCATGCGCAGGTATTGCGCGTCGCCCTCAACCTCGGTGTGCGGATGGGCAGCCAGCACAGGAAACACCCGGTGGCGGCCATAGACGCGCGGCACGGACCCGTAACGGTTGGCGCGGTTCTGGGTGCCGGTAATCGCCAGCGTCGGGCTGGTTCGGCTCTGCGGCCCGCCGATCGAGAGCTCGGCGAGCTTCGGGCGGGGCGGCGGCGCGATGGCGTTAACGATCAGGTTGCCAACGAGGGTGATCGCGGCCCCGCCGATGGCGGACGCCAGATTAATGGCCTGGCCGAAGATCACCGCCTCGGTCGGCAGCCCCATGGCGGCGCCGACGGCTGGCCCCAGCACGAAGGCGGCGGCTACCACGGCGATGGTGAGCACGGTGCGGAGCGGGTTCTTGCCGCCCCCGCCACCCTTGCCCGGCGCGACGCGCAGGGTGACCACGGCGCCGGCCTTGGGGCGGACCCGTCCCCACTGCTCCCGGGGCACGACGACCGGATCGGTGGTCATTGCCCCGTCGGTGATCCAGACATGGGCATGGGCCACGAGGATGGGTTCGAGCCCGAGTGTCCCCATGATGTCGGCGATGTTGCCGCCCACGGGGACGGCGCGATCGATGCGCAGGTGCGAAAACGGGCGCGGACAGGCGATCAGGCGCAGATTGTTTCCGTCAACCGTCATAACGATAGAGTCCCAGGACACGGCGGCGCCACTTGGCACCGCCATAGGGTTCAAGACAGGCGTCGGTGCCGTCCTCGATGTGCAGCATCCAGCCGGGAACGACGACCACACCCACATGCATGGGCTGGTTCATGAGGCGCATGAGCGCCACGTCGCCCGGCCGCTCCTCACCAAGCGGCACCGGGCGCCACGGCTCCATCTCGCCCCGGATCAGGCGGCCGATATCCTCGGCGTCCTCGACGGAGGCGTAACCGTCAGCATAGGACGGCAATTGGTGCCCAAAGCGCTCGGCAAGCACGAGCCGGACGAGGCCCCAGCAGTCGACGCCTTCCCGATGGCGGCCGTGCGCGCGGAATGGCAGGCCGACATAGCCGTTCACCCAGTCGGGAAGCATCGGAAGAGCCCCGGATACTCGCTCGGCACGTAGCTGTGCCCCGGAAACGGCTCGTTGAGCACGTCCTCGAAGGCGAGCTCGCCGGTGACGGTGAGTGCGTCGTACTCGGCCGACACCAGGGTCATGTTGAAGGGCCCCGCCTCGACCGTGTCGGGCGACGCGACCATTACCACCTCAAGGCCGACCGACAGGGGCGAGGAAATCGCCCGCAGGCTCCTCACGATCTCCCGATCGACGTTGTCGATGCGGAGCGTGACGCGGGCGACGCTCTCCGGGTCCTCGTCGGGAAGCGCGATCTCGAAGGGATAGGCGATGAAGGTATCGCCGCGACTGACCACATCTTCCGTGTTGTTGACCACGCGGATGGGCACAGCGAGATCCTCGTGGTCGAGCGTCAGCAGCAGAAGAAAGACCGCGTCGGTTTCCTGCGCGTTCACCGCCTGGCGCGCGGCGAGAGACAAACTTCGGCTCACGGCAAAATCTCCAGGCGCAAGGTCGCTTGCCACAGCGTGCCCCTTGCGATGGGCGTGTAGCTTGGCGGCTCGACGAACCGGAAGGTCACGGCTGTGCTGTTTCGTGGATGCTTCCAGTCGAACGGAAGCGCGCCACCGGCGACGGTCGAGCCGAAAAAGGAATCCAGGGTGTCGACCTGGGCCGGCGTCAGGCGCACCTGGCACTCGATGCTCCGAACGCCTGCCGTGAAGCGCCGGCGCACCTTGGGCGGCCCTGCTTCCATTTGCGAACGAATCACCGTGTTCGGCGCCTGCTCGCTGAACCCCTGCGCCAGTGGCTCCTGCGGCAGCGATGCCGGCCATACGGGATTGGTCATCGGGGAACGCCCCGCCGGTTGATGCCGAACGCACTACCCAGTGCCTGGTCGAAGGTACCTTGTGCGATGCCGCGATTGACCTCGTCGCGGATCAGCACACGGACAATCCGTCGGCCGTCAGGGCCCCGTTTACTGGTTACTTCCGGTTTGGCGCCATTGGTTCGCTGGTCGATCACCTGGACCACGACCTCGGACCCGAAGGCCTCGCGCATCTGCTCGGGCCAGCCGATCACCTCGCCCTGTCTGGCGATGACTGGGACATCGCCGCTCACAAGGCCGCCGGAATGGAATCGAGGAGCGTTCTCGAATACCGCTGGATCGACAGGGCGGTGAGCAAGCGGCGTTACTCCGACCACGCCACCACCATGGGCGAATGCGGTGCTCCGATACTGGGGCGCCAGGCCAGCGCCGTTATTGGGCGCCGTCAGGCTCGACGATCCGAAGAAGTCGAAACTGATGCTGCCGATCAGTCCTTCGAGGAAGCTCTCCATGGGCTTGAAGATGAGAAGCCGATAGGCCGCCCGCAGCGCCGCCTCCTCCAGGGTCGAGAAGAAGTCCGCGACCGACAGCTTGCCGGTTCGGGCCCATTCGACCCAGGCGTCCTCGGAGGCCTTCAGGGCGCTCGACGTGACATCCTCGAACTGCCGCGCCGCATCGCCAGCTTCCCTGCCATAGTCCCGAAGCGCCCGGGTGACGCCGGCCGACCACTCCCGGCTGGCGCTCAGCATGCGATCGTATGCATCTTCCGTGGCCCGGGCGAAGGTCTCCTGACTGATCGCGCCCTCATTCAGCTGCCGGTTCAGCTCCGCGAGCTCGGCCTTGTAGGCTTCCTCGGCCGTGCGCAGGCTCTCGGTGAGGGCCTTCCCCTTCTCCCTGAGCTTGATCGCCTCCTGCTCGGCCTTGTTGCGAGCCTCGATGGCTTCCCGCTCATCGAAGAGTGCGCCCGCGAGGTCGCGGGCCTGGCGATGTTGCTCATCGGTCGCGTCCGCCGACAGACGCCGCAAGGCCTGGGAAACGAACCTCTGTTTGTCGGTCATGGCGAGCGCGTCGTGCTCGGCGCGAAGCCCCTCGATGATCTTCCGGTTGGCCTCGGCGATCTGGTTGGCGGCCTCCCGCTCCTTGGCGGCAAGACGGGCCAGCTTGGCGTCGCGGACGGCGGCGGCCTGCCCGATGAGCGCGTCGACCTGGGCTTGGTTGCTCCCGTCCGGGGCCAGCAGCGCCTTCACGTCACCGGCCAGGCGTTCGTACTCGGCCCGGATACGATCCGCGCCCTCGTGGGTGAGGATGAACAGTTGACGCTGCAGATCCTTCTCGATCTCTCCGATGCGCCGGGCGCGGTCCTGGGCCGCCTTGAGGTCCGCTTCAATGGAATCGGACGTGGTTTTGGCGTCCGCTCCCGGTTTCCGCTGCTGTCCCTGGTCCCTTTGCATCCAGGCGAGCTTGGCCGCCCATTGCCGGTAGACGGCCGTCTTCTCCTCCAGCTGGCGCTCCAGCACCACCTTGCGGCCCCAGCCGAGGGGATCGTCCAGGAACCCGACGTCGCCGAGTTCCTTCAGTTCGCGGGCGATCTCCTGGAGCTCGGCGCGGCGTTCCTCGACGATTGCCCGGGTGCTGCCCAGGCTCAGGCCCTCGAAGTTGAAATCCCCCTGGGCCAGGAGCTTGAGTTGCTCGTAGGCGACTCCGGCGCGGCTCGCGAGATCGGCAAGCTCCGTCGAAGCGTCGGCGATGGCCGGCGCCAGATCGAGCACGGCCCGGGTCAAATTCGCCGAGATCACCTTGCCCAGCGCGTCGAGCTCGTCGCGCGCCTTCTCGGCGTTCCGCACCAGATCCTCGTCGAGCACGATGCCGAGGTCGCGCGCCCGCCTGCGTGTCGCCTCCAGGGCCTCGGCGCCGCCGACCAGCATGTTCACCATGGCGACGCCTTCGCTGTCGAACAGCTTGAAGGCGAGCCGCAGCCGTTCCGCCGGATCGGTGGTCCGCTTGAAGGCTTCCGCCACGTCGTTCAACAGGTCCTCGGAACGGCGGATGTTGCCGTGCTGGTCCTTGAGCGCGATGCCCATCTGAGCCAGCGCCTGTTTGGCCTCGCCGGTCCCCTTGGCCGCCTCGGCGACTCGCCGGGTAAAGCGCTGCAAGGCCATGTCCATGGTGCGCTGCTCGACGCCGGCGAGCTGGGCCGCGTAGCGCAGTTCCTGCAGGGCCTCGACGCCGACGCCGATCTTGTCGGCCGTCTTGCCCACCGCGTCGGCGGCGCTGATCGACCGGTCCATCAGCGCCGCAAGGCCGCCCGCCGCGGCGACCCCCGCCAGCGCACCGCCAAGCGCCCGCATGCCAACCCGGAGCGTCTTGGCCCGGTCGGCTAGATTGGAGAGCCCCCGCGATGCCTTGGTGCCGGCCGTATCGATCTTCTTGAGCGACCGCTCCCCGCTTTGTCCGACGGAGACCAGCTCGGCCTTGACCTTGCCGCCGCCTTCGACGGCCAGGCGAACGGCATAGGTGTGCTTGGCCTTGGCCATCTGTCATTATCCTTGTCGTTGAGGGCCTCGATCAGTCCGGCCTCGGCCGCCTGCAGCAATTCGGAGACGACGCCTGGATCACAGCCCCGCGCCTCCGCGACTTTCATCGCAGCATCCAAACGCAAGCCGATGACATGACCCGATGGCGCGAGCCGCATCTGTCCGAGACAGGCCATAAGCACGTCCCAGGCCTGGTGCTCCTCCGGTGTCCTTAAGCCGTGTTCGTGATAGGGGCAGAGATGCCCTTCTACGCCGACTTCGCCTTCGGCGCAGGCCGCACCCTCTTCCCTGCAGCCTTCGCAGTATCTGGGCCCTCCGCCTGGCCGGAAATGCCAGCGGCAGAGGGCCCTGATCCGTTTTTTGTCGCGTTCAGGAGCACCTGCCTCAGCGTGAACTCCTGAAAGAACCGTTCGCCGACGGGATAGAGCTCCATGACGGCGGAGATGTTCTCTGGCGTGACCGGTGGGTCGTCCTCGACCCCCGACCAGGCCGTGATATGGCGGGTGCCCAGCTCCTTGATGAGCAGGTCCTGGAACAAGCCGTCCCGCGCCGCCTCGTCCTCGAGGTCCGGCAGTCCTTCCAGCGGCAGACCGCTTTCCCGGCGTTCCCTGGCTTGGCTTTCCGGGCTTTCGACCCGACGTCGCGCTGCCGCCTGCGCCGCCGCCATGCCGGCCGTGGTCAGAGGTTTGACGGTGACCGTGACACCGTAGGGAAGCTCGATCTCATAGGGTTCGGTTTGGGGTTTGAGGCTGATCATGCCCAGGTCCTCATGAATAGTCGGTCCCGTCCAGATCGTTGATGAGGGTGACGGTCAGCATGCGGCCCGCGGCCTCGTTCTTCGCGCCCTGGAAATCGAAACTCGCCTGAACGCCGCCCGGGCCCTCGACCGCCAGCTTGGGCTTCGGCAGGTAGACCTCGTGTGCCGTGAACAGGACCTTGGCGGTGGCGCTCAGCGTATAGCCGAACTCCAGGTCCACCGGCGTGCCGCTTGCCGCGTCGTCGATCAGTCCGGTGTCGGCGAAGCGCACGTCGATGCGCCCGGTGAGCGCGGCCACCGTCGGGTCGGCGCCGTCGATCAGGCCATCGGAGCGGATCGTCTCGATCTTCTCCAGATTATTGGCGTAGGTCAGCGATCCGCCGGTCAAGTTCCCGACGGGCGATCCGCCCCGCGTGATCGAGCCCTGGAACTGGCTGATGCGCGAGAAGGCGAGCGAGGTCGGCGTGCCGCCCTGCGACGCGCCGTAGCGGGTCTCCCCTTGGGCCACGGCGCCAATGGTGGCGGCCGCCGCGCCCGAGCACTGGAACTCGAGCGCAATGGAATTGAGTTTGACGCCGGTGTGCATGAAGAAGGCGGGCACCTCGGGCTGACCGACCTCGATGGAGTAGCTCGGGATGTCCTGGGCGCCCGAGGCGAAGACGTGGTCGTAGCCACCGCCGGCGAGCGTCGTACCGCTGGCCGTGGCGGCGGATGCGGCGAGGGCGAAGGCGTTGCCGGTGGCGCCCACCGTATCATGGGTCACCAACAACCGCTGGGTGCTGGCCGGGCGGCTGTAGGTGGCGTCGTCGATGTTGACGTCGGTCGAGGCGTTGAGGTCGGTGACCAGCTGGTCGATGGTCTGGGTCGCCGTCGCCTGGATCTGGGTTTCGTTGCCGCTAGCGATGCCGGTGACGAAGGTCCAGGTTGTGCCATTGAGCGCCACGGTGTCGAGATCGGAGGGATTCGCCGCGAAATCGATATATCCGGTTGCCGCGACCGCGCTTGACGTGGGATCGCCGAACAGCCCCGTCAGCCAGAACCCGAGGTAGCGGGGATCGACGGGGACGACGATATCGCCTTCGTCGTTGATCACATCCTGCAGCGGCGCCAGGGGATCGCGCCCCTGGCCCAGCACCGGATCATCGATCAGCCCCTGTTCGCTCCCGAGCGAGCAGCGGTTGAAGGGCATGCGCACATAGTTGCCACTGGCCTCTGTGCCGTAGGCGGTCTCCCGCTTCAGCAACAGCGAGGCGTTGGCGCCGTAGGATCGGGCCATCTCAAGGTCTCCTGATGTGTGAGTGGTTAGCCCAGCCGGCTCTCAGTCTCGTATTCGACGGTCACGGTGATCGTGCCGGCCTTGATGGCCGGCGCGCCGGCCACCGCCTCGGCGTCGACGTCCGGGCGGCCATAGGTCATGCCGAAGGCGAGGCCGCCGAGCGTGGGATCAGCATCAAGAACGGTCCCGATCTCGCCGAGCAGGGCGTCGAAGGCCGCATCGCCCTGCTCGACGTAGATCTCGACCTCGATCGCGTGGCTGTAATAGGCGCTTCCGAATCCGCCCAGCGCCGTATCCGGCTCGCCCGGATCGCCGTCGCGGAGGACGATCAGGCCGCCCGCTTGGATTTTCTCGGGCACCACGGTGTTGCGTTCCACCTTGGCGCCCGGCACGGCTTCCAGACCCGCCTTAAGCGCCTCGAGGATCTGCTCGGTCTTGGAAGGCACCTTGAATCGCTCCCCGTTTGTGGTACGTCTTGGGTGAAGGGAGATCTGCCATGGCCAAGACGGAAATGATCCGCGCCCGCGTGGAACCGGAGTTGAAGCACCAGGCTGAAGAGGTGTTTTCGGCCCTCGGCATGTCGGCGACCGAGGCGATCACCTTGTTCTACAGGCAGGTTGCCCTACATCACGGCCTACCCTTCGAGGTCAGGATCCCCAACGC